GCCCACCTGGGCCGAGGGGTAACGCATGGCCGATTCATGGCTTGGCAAGGTAAGGGGCCACGTCGGCGAGGCGAAAGACCGCTTTTCTTCTGACAAGAGACAGCGGGAAGAGGCTGGCGCTGCGCCGAAAGACAAGAACATTATCCTGACCAAGCAGGAGGTTCAGGGCGAGTGGGACGCAAATCGCGTGCTCATGACGACCATAGGAGGCGCCTCTCGCAGAATCACCTCAGACGATCTGGCTACGTTCCGCCACAACATGCGCTTGGCGCAAACGAGGTTCAAGGGCGGAAAGGGCATCACGGCCCGCCAGGTGATCGACATGGCTTCGTCGCAGCCGCTGTCCTATGTGTCGGCGAACCCAAGCGAGGCGTCAAGCGACATCGACAAGGCGCGCAAGGAAATCACGTCCGGCATTCCCGTTTCCGCCCACAACGGCATGATTCGATTCATCACCAACGCCGGCAAGGACTCGGACGTAACGCGGCACCACGTCGTTGTGATGTTCAACGCATTCGATGAAGCCGGGCACAAGCTGGCCGCCACCGAGGCAAAAGACAGGAAATCACCGAAGCAGGTTGCCAACTGGCTGAGAAAGCAGAAGCTGTCATTCGACTGCGACTGCGGCCGACACCGGTATTTCCTGCGCTACGTCGCCACCATCGGCGGTTTCGCTGCTGGCCGGCAGGAATGGGGTTTCCCAAAGATTCGCAACCCTGGGCTGAAGGGCGTTGCCTGTAAGCATGTGCTGCGCGTTATGACTGAAATCGAGTCGTCCAACACCGTGCTGCGCTTCCTTGAGAAGTACATGGAGAAGTTGCAGGCGTCAGCCGACAACACTGCACGCATTCAGGCGGCACAGAGCGAGGCCGAAGAGGCAGCAAGCTCCAAGAGTGCCACCAAGATCAAGACCAGCGAGCAGCGCAAAGCCGAGGCCGCAAAGGCGAAAGAGCGCCGGGCAACAAAAGCAGCGGCGAAAACAGCCCCTCGCTCGAAAGCCAAGAAGCCGGCAGCGACCAGGCGGCTTGAGGCACAGATCGACAAGGGGGAAATTACGGCGGAAGACCTGATCGCCCAGCTTCGCCGTCTTGGCAAAGCGCCCGAAGACATCATGGCCGCACTGAAAGGATAGGCATGCTCACCAATGTACCTAGCGCCGTGAATCGCATGGCGCGCAATGTCGTCATCAACCACCCGAATACATGGGAGTGCCAGGTATTAAGGAAGCGCGTCACGCGCACCGGAGGGGAGTCCGTAGGCGGCCTGCCAACGATGGGCGGGCTTGGCGTTCTTGACTCCGAGGATGAAGAGTCCGTCGAGTACGAGCACCTTGGGAATGGCTACGCATTGCAGGCCGAGGCGTTCATGGCCGCTCCGATGATGGATCGCCAGGATGCGAACAACGGTAGCGGCGCTGAATTCCGCTTTCTCGTGGAGCCTGAAGAGCCGTCCGGCATGCCTGGATACTTCGACATCCGCAACCGAGACGTGATCTACCTCGTTCTGTCAGACGATGTGAAGCTGGCCTATGAGGTTGTCGGCACCGAGACCACCGTCAATATTCCGCCATTCGTGACGCGGTACGTGTGCAACCGGCGCGGAGACCTTGATTTGCCGTAGTCGGAGGCGGGGCAGCAAACCCGGAAAAAGCCCCGTTTGGTCAGTTTTCAGCCTTTCAGAATACACACAAGTCGGCTACCAGCCGGCGTTTCTTGTGTTTGAACTTTCCGAAAGGACTCACGATTATGACCAAGCGCATCCACCAGGATTACTTCAAGCGCGAAACCGCCGAGGTAGCCCAGTTCGTTGATAACCTGAAGGACAATGCCGTCAAGGCTGGCACCTTCGATTCCGCCGCTGCCGCAGACTTCATTGCGACCGCGAGCAACCAGAATTCCGGCGTCAAGGTTCCCGAGACCCTGCAAGTCGTTCTGGATGAAGCCAAGGGCGATGATGCAGCACTCGTCACCCGCGCGATTCTCGATGGCGTTTCCGCCTACGAATCCCAGCACGGCATTGCGGCCCCGGCAGACGTGATCGAGCAGGCCCTGCACCTGGCCTTTGCTACCACGGACTCTGCCCGCCGCAAGTTCAGCCTGGACTCTGCGAGCTCCGCGCATCACGACGCCCTGTCGCTGCAACCGAACCGCGCCATTGTGGCAATTCTGTCTGCAATGGGCGATGCCATCCCGTTCGCACACTACTTGCCCGCCGACATCGGTTCCAATGAGGCAGTTCTTGCCATCATGAGCCACAACGCCGGCAACACCTACGGCCGCTATGCCGAGGGTGGGCTGATGGACGGCTCTCTGTCGGGCAATACCTACGTTTCCTCGTCCCGCATCAACAAGTCGATGCCGGTTGTCGATACTGGCGCCGTCACCGGCAAGCTGACCACGATCCAGACGACCGACGAAACCTGCGACGCCGGCGCCGCTGCCGTCAAGCTGTTGCGTGGCCGCTCCCTGGTTTATGTGAATGGCGTTCTGGCAGCCAAGGAAGTTGATTCGACTGGTTCCGGCAACTCGCCCGTGTCCGGCAATATCACCATCGCCGGCACCAACTACGTTATCGGCGGCACCATCAACACCGATACCGGCGTCTATGCCCTGACCACTGCGCCGGCTATGCCCGTCACTATCCCGGTCGTCGTTGAAGGCTTCATCGACTACGAGCGCGCCCCGGAACTGACCCCCTCGATCATCACGGCGGTCAATACCTACAAGCTGCACGCCAAGCCCTGGCGCGTAACCACTCACCAGACCATCGACAGCCGTACTCAGATGGCGAATGAATTGGGCCTCGACCCGTACAGCGAGAGCGTGATTGCCATTCAGGCGCAGTTCGCCAATGAGCGTCACTACGAGGTTCTGGCTAAGGCTCGCCGCCTGGCCGCCAACAACCAAGTTGATTACGACTTCGAGTGGGCCGCACGTTCGCCGCAGATGAACCGCGCGATGCTCTGGCTTGATTTCGGCCATGTCCTGGCTGCCGCATCGCAGCAGATGGCGCTGGATACCATGAATCACGGTATCACCCATCTGTACGTCGGCAAGAACGTCGCCGCTCAGTTCATGTCGCTGCCGCGCGAGATTTTCGAGCCGTCCGGCGTCGCCGAGCGTCCCGGCATCTTCCGCATCGGCCGCCTGTTTGGCCGGTTCGAGGTCTATTACACCCCGAAGGGCATCACCGAGAGCGAAACCGCATCGCAAATTCTGTGCGTTGGCCGCGCTACCGACGTGACGCGCAACCCGTTCATTTTGGGCGACGCCGTTCCGCCGACCGTGATCCCGCTGTCTGTTGGGGCTGACCTGAAGCAGGGCGCTGGTTTCTACGCCCGCAACTTCACGGCAGTCAATCCGCACGGCCCGTCTTCGCTGGGCTGCGCACTCATCAACATCACCAACCTGAAGTAATCGGGCTGGATAAGGAGCAACCAACATGACCCGTAAAGTCGATTTGGGCGCTCCTTCCCTCACCGGGAAGGACGCCAATGATCTGGTGGCAAAGGAGTTCGCCAAGGTCAAGTACCCGTTCAAGGTTGTGGTGACGAACCACATGCCGCGCAATGCCGTGTTCCCCGAGGTGGAAGGGCTGCATCTTCGCCACTGCGCCGACGAGGCAGGCCGTCAAAAAGAGGTCTCCATCGAAAGCGAAGACCAGTTCCAGCGCCTGGCATCCAGCATCGAGCAGATTGCCGAACTGAATGGCTACGAACTGGCGCTGACCATCGAAGAGGTTGCGGTTGTCGCGCCCACCAAGGGCAAGACCGGCGGCGCTGCTACCACCGAAACGCAAGCTCAGTAAGGGGGCTAGGCCATGAGTACCGCTTTTGTGAGACAACTTGGCGCCGAATCCGGCGTGCAGCTTAATCCGCTGCGCGATAACTCCGAGATTCCGGTAGCCGACAACGCCGATCAGGTCTTCGGCATCATGATGCGGGCCACTCGTGGCCGCATCGACAAGCCTTTCAAGGTTGATCGCGGCAACGTGTTCAAGAAACTCGGCAAGGGTGAGCAGATTCGCGTCTCCGCCCTCAACGAGGCTTGGGTGCATGTCGTCGAGGCCCTGAACAATGGCGCCTACGAGGCTGTTGTGCAGCGCCTGACAACCTCTGCCGCCATCATCAAGTGGGCTGTTGCTACGGTTGATGCAGAAACCAAGGCCGTCACCTTTGCAGCATCGGAAACCGATCCTGTTGCACCGTACCTGTTCGCCGTGAAGCACCTTGAGTGCTACAACGATGGCATCAAGCTCGAATACCGGGCAGATGAAAACAAGGTTGGCGGCGTGGCTGCCGCAAACGACAAGCTGACCTTGCGCATCCGCGACAAGGATGGCGTCCTGCTTTACGAGTTTTATGGCTCTCTGAACCCGGAAGCCAAGGACGACTACGGCAACTCGGCCTACCTGCCTGACGTTGCTTTGGCGCTGACTGATGCGGTCGAAATCAAAGTCGGCACCATCGGCGCCGGCGCAACGGTCGATCCCGCATCGCCGGCCTATGGCTACGACGTGAATGGGCAAGAGAAGTGGGCGAAGTCCGCCGTCCTGGTGTGCTTCACTGAAGGTGGCACCGGCTACACCACGCAGGACTACATGGCTGCGCGCGAGAAGCTGCAATACACCCCGTTCAACTATGCCTACATTTCGTCCGGCGGCACCCAGGCGCCGGCCCTGCTGGCGCAACTGGCACAACTGGCGTTCGATACCAACCGTCAATTGCGCTTCGACATCCCTGGCAACCTGAACCCGGAGGCGGCTATCACCTTCGTGGAGCAGTTGAACATGGGCGCCAGCATGACGGCCCACCTGATGCACGCCTTCTGGTCTCCAATCAAGTCGGACGACCCGACGGGCATTAACCCCAAGGGCCATCTTGGCACGGCCACGCTGAACATCGCCTACGCCTGCCTGCGCAACGCTCAGACCAATGCCAAGGGCTTTGCCCCGAAGAACTACGTCATTGCCGGCCGCGAGTGGCCTATCCGTCGCACTCGCATGACCCAGGTTTATTCGCCACGCGACCAGGAACTGAACGCCCTGGCCCGCGCCAAGATCAACCCGGTGATGTACGAGGTCTATACCGGTGGCGGCCGCTACGTCTTCCGCGACTCCCTGACGTGCGCCCTGGTTGAATCCAGCCTGAAAAAGCTGATTTCCGTGGCCGACATGTCCACAAGCATCGACGATGCCGTCACTCGTGCCGGCAAGGACATGCTGCAACTGCCGATGCAGGTAGCCGTGAAGCGCATGCAGGACTTCCTGGTCGAGCTCTTCGAGGGCGCCGAGTCTTCCGGCTGGCTGGTTCCGTCCAGCGCGCCGGAAATGAACGGCAAGGCGTGGAAGTTCGACGTTCGCCCCAACGAAGTGCGGCCTTACGACCGGATGGATTGCTCGTACTGGCTTCGCTATGACGGCACCGTCCGCCAGATTTTCGTCACCCAGACGCTGACTCGCTAACCCATCCCACAAGGAAAGGACAGAAACATGAGCATGACCGAACTGCTGCGCGGGGCGATGAAGCGCCGCGATGCTACCAAGACCCTGGATTCCACCGGCGAAGAGCCAGCGCTCGCAGGGGCCGACAACTACACCATCGCCGACATTTCCATGTCTGCGGTATCCGCCGTCCAGCAATGGGCGGAAACCGACGATCTGGACGATGGCGAGAGCTACGCAGACCGCCTGATGGCCCTCGTGGTGGGTATTGCCGATGCCAACAAGGACGGCGACATCACCGAGGACGAACAGGGCGTGCTGGAAGTGGCACTCAATGCGGCCTGGGACTATCTGGTCAAGTGCGGCGCAACCGAAGAGGACGCCGGCGCACTGTTGAACGACTGGGACGATGAAGCCGCTGACCGCGTGCGTGATCTGGTTGCCTCTGTGCTGCCGGAAGGCGATGACGAGGCCAGCGCCGAAATCGACAGCTTCGTTTTCAGCGAGTCCGACCAGGAGCCCGCCTTGGATGCCGTCTACAAGATGAAGATGGCGGTTCGCGGCGGCAAGAAGATGCGCATCCGCAAGCGCATTTCCGGCACGGTGCGCCTCTCCGCAAAACAGAAACTCGCCATCCGCAAGGCGCGCATGAAGAGCCATTCTGCGGGCGCGATGATGCGCCGCATGAAGTCCATGCGTATGCGCCGGAAGATGGGCATCTGACCACCCTTGCAACCTTAACCGGGGGAATGGCGCTGCTTCTCGGTAGCGCCATTTTTTTGCCATGACGACGAACATGCCAAGCCTTGATGCAAACACCCTTTCCTCTCTCTGGGATGGGCTATCGCCGCACCTGATCGCCAGTTTCTACGAAGTGACGAAGACGGGAGACGACGCCTGGGGGCGGACAGGCAAGACTGACCCCAAGACCGTGCTCGCCCCACTCACTGAGGCGAACATGGAAATCGCACTGAACTGGCAGAGCCCATTCGAGCAGGCCGGGCCTGAGTCGAAGGCGCCAGCCTTGATGGCGATGCTGCAATCAGGCGCTTTGCAGCCGATTGTCGATTCGGTCATGGGCAAGCAGAAGGAGCAAGGCGGGGCGCAGCAGAAATCGAACGATTTCCTCGCGCAGTTCGAGGGCCGCACCGGCATCACAAAGCTGAATTCCACCCAGGTGTTCAACGGCATGCCGCCGGTGAAGATTCAAGTCACGGCGCTGTTCCGGGCCTGGCGTGACTCCATGAAGGAGGTTGAGGCGCCATTCAACAAGCTCATGGAGTGGGCTCTGCCCATCGAGCTATCGAAAGACGGCTCAGTTCTGGCGCGAGCCGCCGAGACGGCAAAGGGCGACATGGGCTATGTCGAGGCTCTGATGCCTTCCAAGTCGCCTACCCGCATCGCCATGAAATACAAGGGGCGCATCTATTCGCCACTGGTGATTGAGTCCATCGGGCAGCCGATGACTTCGCCGGTCGATAAGAACGGCCGCTACGTCGAACTGGCAATTCCAATGACCCTTTGCACGCTCACCGCCCTGGATCGTAACGACTGGGCTAGAGCGGCATCCCTGTAACAGGAGAGCAAGCCATGATCCACTTCCCGCCTCTGCGCACCAGGCGCCTGACGGCACAACTGCGCGAACTGTCTATTGGCGAGTCGATTGCCATTGCCGCCATGCCGGCGCATCTTGAAGAGGCGTCCTGCACGGCGTTCCTGCGCCGCGCTGTCGATACATCCAAGGGCATCGAAGACCCGGCGCACTGGACGGTACAGGAGCGCATGCTCGCCGTCTGCCACTACCTGGCATCGACAGCCGAGGATGGCCCGGACTTCTCCCTGGGGGATGGGCGCTACTCCGATTACCTGGACGGCGCATCCGACATCCCGACGGCGACCGCATCGGTTGAGATTGGCGAGGTCGGAGGCGATGTCTGGCACATCCGGCACCTAACAGGCGCAATGGCCGAATCAATCGAGCGCATGAGCGGCGAGGCTGAGGGAATTTCCGGCCGGCTCCACTGGTTGCTGGGCGGCATGGCGTGCCAGATGGTGCGCTCCGGCGAGAGTGTTCCAGACGCATCGGACGGCGAAGGCGCTTTTGATGAGTTCCTGGTTGGCCGAATGCGCGTGATGTCGGCCTTCCCGGAGAGCGACTTTGCCGCGCTCATGACCAAGTACATGATCGGGCGCGACAAGCTGCACCACCTTTTCAGGATCGAATTCACATCGGATGGCATCGTGGCTATGCCGAAAGGAGGGGCTGCAAGCAATTTGCCGCCAGCCCGATTTCCGGCCCATACCTGCCTCTCTGGAATGGCGCGCGAGTTGGTCGGAAAACCTCACGAATCTGGCGTCTAGTCTCGCCCTATATTCCCACACATCATTAACCGACGCGCTGGCTATGCAGGCCAGCACGGCAAGGAAGTTCTTCGAAGGAAAGCCCTTCGAAGAGTGGAAGCGGGGAAGGGAGTCTGAGTTGAAAACACAGGCAGCCGTCGTGAATCGTCTCAATGACGTGATTCGCGCATGCGGGATTGTCGCCAAGACGATAGCGAGGTCTCGGTGATGTCAGAAAAACCCATGAGACGCATGGCGACATGCGATGCCGAGCGGGAGCTTTGCCACCACGCCGAGCAGGCTTCCGAGGATGCGGCAGACTCCGCCGTCAAGAAGGTGTTCGCCATTCTTGGTGTGGATATTGACCGACCGGAGAGCGTCGAGGAATTCCGGGAAGACCTTCGTTTTGGCCGGCGCCTTCGCAAGGTTGCCGACCACGGCATGCTGGCCTTCTTCGGCGTTGCCGCTGCCGCACTGGCGGCCGCCGTGTGGGCTGGGATCGTCTCCAAGATCAACGGAGGCCACTGATGGAACTTCTGCCCGACTGGAAGAAGATCGCCCGCCGCGCGTGGAGCTTTCGCCTATCCATCATCGCAGCCCTTCTATCTGGGGCAGAGGTTGTCTTGCCGTTGTTCATCGACGTGCTGCCGCGCAACCTCTTCGCCTCCCTGTCATTTGTCGCCGTCGCCGGGGCTGCTGTTGCTCGCGTAGTCGCACAACCGAGGATGCACGGGGAATGAAATCAGGCGAACGTCAGCGCCTTTTCGGCAGGCCAACCAAGTTTCAGGCGCTTGTGAATCTTGCGCCGATCAACGCCGAGCGATTCCGCCCATTCGGCGAGCGTCTTGGTCTGGCCGAATGCCTGAATAAATACGCTGTTGCGCTTGTTTCTGGCCTGTTCGGTTGGTGTTGCCCATCGGCAATTCGCTGGGCTGTAGTCGGCATCTACGTCAATGCGATCAATCGAGTGGGTGCCAGTTGGTGCGGTTCCCATGTCGGCAAGGAAGTTCTCAAACTTGTGCCATTGCTCGCAAACCTTGATGCCGCGTCCGCCGTAGTCTGGGTAGTCCTGGCTGTCGGCGTTGTGGCAGCGCTTCATCATGTTGGCCCAAGTTACGTACTCCTTGGTTTGCTGCCCGGCGCGGGAATGGCCGTGGGTAGTGTTGGCATCGGAAGCCGCTTGCCGCTGAAGGCATCCGCAAGACCGGGTATGACCGTTGGTCAGCTTCGATCCATCGACAACGGCTTCAGTGCCGCACCCGCACAAGCAGCGCCAGTGGGAACGTCCGCTACGAACTTCAGCAAATTCCAGCACTGTGAGCGCGTGGAAGGTCTTTCCAGAAAGATCAAGTCTCTTTGGCATTTCGTCACCTCGAAATGTGTCACCGGAATGGGTGCTTGGCGGTCTGCGGTGAACAGATTTTCGGGAGCTACCCTAGCCAAGCATCATCATTTTACCGCGCAAGGAGCGATATGAACAATCGAACTCGCATAGCCGCACTCAGTCTGTCGGCATCCGCTCTCGTCGGGATCGCCGTGCATGAGGGGTTTCGCGGCAACGCTTACGACGATGGCGTCGGGGTGCAAACCATTGGCTTCGGCACCACGCGAAACGTCGACGGCACGCCAGTGAAGAAGGGCGACAAGATCACGCCGGAGCGTGCGCTGGTGCGCCTGTCTGCTGAGGTTGGCGTCATGGAGAAGGAATTGCGCGCCTGCATTGGCGACGTGCCGCTGCATCAATACGAGTGGGATGCCATTACCTCGCTGGCCTACAACGTGGGCACGCCAACGGTTTGCCGTGGCTCTGTGGTGCGCGCACTAAAGGGCGATCCGCCCAACTACACAGCGGCTTGCGAATCCATCCGCAAATACGTCTATGCCGGCGGGAAGGTGCTGCCCGGCCTGGTAAAGCGGCGCGAATCCGAATTCAAGCAATGCATCGGAGAGGGTTGAGCTATGAGCCTGTCGAGTATCGTTCCGCTGCCGTACCGCATCCTGTTCATGGCGCTGTTTGCCGCCGTGCTGGTCGGTTTTGGGTGGATGAAGGGTTCTGCCCACGTTCAGGCCGAATGGGATGCGGCAACCGTCAAGCAATCCTTGCAAGTTGCCCGCGTCGAGAAGGCGCAAGCCGAGGCGACCGTGAAAGTCGTCACCAAGTTTGTTGATCGCGTCCGCGTAGTTAAGGAAAGGGGCGCAACTTTAACCAAGGAGGTTGTCCGCTATGTCCCGTCCGATTCTTGCCCTTTGCCTGCTGGCTGGCGGGTGCTGCACGATGCCGCCGCCCGTGGTGAGCCTGCCGACCCCGCCGGAAATCCTGATGCGACCCCCGTTGCCGCTCAAGACGCTGCCGCCGCCGTCATCGAAAACTATTCAGCCAGCCACGCCAACGCCGAGCAGTTGAAGGCACTGCAAGACTGGGTTCAAGAGGTGCGCCGGGCGGCTGAAGGCCCGGAAAACGCGCCGATTGAGCCGGCAGCCGTGCAATACAGTGCAGGAAAGCAACCTATCCACCGAAAGGACATGCCATGACCGTTTCCAATGCCGCCTACCTGAAAGGCTTTTACGACACGACCAAGGCGCTGGGCGCTAAGGTTGTTTCCAGCGACTTCACCTTCGAAATCGAAGGCTTCGAGCAAAACTACCTGCTGTGCAAGCAGGCGCCCTGGCCCGAAATCTCCCCTGCTGGAGAAATCGAGGTTCCTACGCCGATGGGCACCAAGATGTGGCAGCCGCAGCAAGTCGAGCTCGCTCAACAAGGCCAGATTTCCATGATGGAGACTGTTGCCGGCAGCATCGACAACATGATGGTGAGCCTGATCGCCAAGGGCGGCACGTTCAACGCCAAGATTTACGAGGGCACGCCGCAGAAGTTCCTCAAGGCCAAGCGCATCGTCGGTTGCTTCATCCAGCTTGACGCCCCTGACCGCGACTGGGAGAACCGTTCCCAAATCCTGATTTTCTCGGGCACGCTGTTCTATCACTACTTCGGCGAAATCACTCCGGGCAACTCGGGTGACTATCGGTAATGGCAACGCTTTCCGCACTCGCGGATAACTTTGCGACGAACGAGCGCCCGGCCGGTAACCTGCTGGACGGGCCTTCCGTTCTTGCCCAGGCACTGGCGGCGACCAGGCTCTACGCCGGGTATGCCGAGCTTCGCGCGCATGCTGTCGTTTCGCCAGCGCCTGAAATCACCGGCGACACCGAAATCAGCAATTCCGAGTGGGCGCTGATCCGCCCGCTATTCCTGCTGTACGTGGAACGCGAGACCGCATTGCAGCTTGAGGCGTCGCGCGGGCTTGGCATGGATGTCTTTGGGCGCTCTTCCAGTGAGGTGGCGGCCGACATCATCCAGTTCGAGGCAGAGCTACCGCACCGGGCTTTTTTTCGCCCAATCATAACGGTGTAGAAAAGTGATCCTGTTCCTCGCCGACGGCAAGCAGATTCGCGGCGACCTCATCAAGTCGGCCGCGCTTCGTTACGATCTGGCGCCCATTCCGGTGACGCTTGAGGCAGAAATCCGCGCCGGCGACGACGACATGGAGAAGCGGCTTGCCGAGGGGCAGCTTGTTTCTGTCGGCACTGGCGATTCCCTGCGCATCGTGAAGTCGGTCAAGGCCGCCGGACGGGCCGCCCAGGGCGAGCGCCAAATGACAGCGATCCGCATCACGGCCATGCTCGATTCCTGCCACGGCGCAGCCTTTGTGCGCAGCAGGGCGATCATCAAGGAAAGCGCCGCGCTATCTGCGATCTACCGGGCCGCCGGCGCGACGATCAAGGCGGTAGATGCTGATTTTCCTGTGCCGCGCTTCTATTGCCCAGTGGGCGAAACGCCGACATTTCACATTGCCCGCGTCCTCCAGGAAGAGGGCGGCGCCGTGCGCTGGAAATCAGGCCGTCTGCAATTCGTACGCCTTCCCGATCTGTTCAAGCAGAAACCTGTTCTTGATCTGCCAAACAACGCCTCCGACGACGTTGATAGCGGGTTCCTTGAGCGTCATGAGGTGCCGTGGTTCTTCTCGCTGAACGACACCGCTGGCTTTGTATTCGGCAATCAAGATAAACCCAGGGCGGTGCGCTACGCACCGTTCAAGGATGCCCAGCGACTACGCAACATGACGCGCTGCCTGGTGCATCGCAAGACATCGAAGATCGACTTTTCAGGGCAGATCGTTGCCGGCGATATGGTCAATTACGTTGGCGGCGACAAGCTATGCATCATCACGGCGGCGCATGTCTTCGAGAGCGGCACGGACGACGGCGGCGCCGGCAACACCTATACCCGGCTTTGGCTGGGAAGCATGGAGGGGTGATGGAATACGGACTCATGCCGGGGCGCTACCCAGCCATCGTCAAGACCTACAGCCAGGCGCGCCGGACGTGCCGGGTTGAAATCCCAGGACTGACCGATGGCGGCGACGTGCTGCCGGAAGCTGAAATCGAATACCCGATTGGCGACAAGTCGAGGGCCGGCGCCAACACTACTGAGATTGAAATCACGCCAGGCGATACCGTCTGGGTGGCGTTCATCGGTGGCGATCCGCGTTACCCGATCATCACAGGCTACCGCAATCCACAGGCTGGAAACTCTGCCGACTGGCGGCGCTGGCACCATGCCAATATCGAGCTTATTGCAGATGCGGAAATGCGC